CAGGGTTTCGTATCAATGTCACCAGCCTTGCGTGACCTTGAAGCAAGACTGCTGTCAAAACAACTCAAACATGGAAACCACCCTGTATTGGAATACTGCGCCCGTAATGCGGTTGCGGTAGAAGGCCCAACAACAGGAACAAGAAAATTTGCCAAGGCGCATGCCTCAGGTCGCATCGACGGCATGGTCGCACTGGCGATGGCGTGCGGCGTCATGCCAATGGATGCAAGCGAACCAAGTGTGTACGAAACAAGAGGACTACTCATAATTTAATGGGCATATTCGACAAACTCTGGCCGACAAAGACAGCGCCAGAGGCACAGTCGCGTCCAAATTCTGAGCCAGTGGGAGAGGGCAGGGCGTTTGCCGCGCTCACCAGCGCCGACCTGTACGACTTCATGCGTGGCGGTAGCGAAACCTCCAGCGGCGAGTACGTCACGGCCAGCAAAGCTCTTGGCAACATGGCCCTGCTGCGTTGCGTCAGCCTGATCAGTGAGTCCATTGGCATGTTGCCGCTGAACCTGATCGTCAAAGGCGACGCAAAGGACTATGCCGTAGACCACCCACTGTACCGGGTGCTCAAGGTCAAGCCCAACGAGTTTCAGAGCGCCTACAAATTCAAAAGCACCATGCAAATGGCGCTACTGTTGCACGGCAACGCATACGCACGGGTTGTACGCACGTTAGACCGCATCGTTCGTCTGGTGCCGATGGACGCCACTCGCGTCACACCCAAGCTCCAGCCTGATTGGACGATGCGTTACGAGTACCGCAGTCCAGAAGGCAACACCCAAGAACTGATGGCGCGTGACGTATTGCACTTGTCCGATTTGTCTGAGGACGGTATCACCGGCATCTCGCGGGTCAGCAAGGCCAAAGAAGCTATTGGGCTGGCGCTGCAAGCCGAGAAAGCGGCGGCGCGGTTGTTCAAGAATGGTGTGTTGGCTGGGGGTGCGCTGACCTTCCCCAACAGGCTAAACAATGAACAGGTAAAGAACATTCAAGGCAGCTTGGATGCTAGGTACGCTGGCGCAGACAACGCACAAAAGTGGATGGTGCTGGAAGAAGGTGCCAAAGCTGAAAAGTGGACAGACTCCAGCCGCGACAGCCAGCACCTTGAGAACCGCAACCACCAGATAGAAGAAATTGCCAGAGCCTTTGGTGTTCCGCGCCCACTCTTGATGATGGATGACACCAGTTGGGGCAGCGGCATCGAGCAACTCAACATTTTCTTTGTGCAGTACGGACTCCAGCACTGGTTTACGGTGTGGGAGCAGGCCATCGAAAACCTGCTGCTGACGGACGTTGAGCGCACCCAGTATTACGTCAAATTTAACGAGCGTGCGCTGTTGCGCGGCACCCTCAAAGATCAATCAGAACTGTTTGCCAAAGCACTCGGCAGCGGCGGGCACATGCCCTGGATGACATCCAACGAAGTGCGTGACTTGCAAGACCTTGCCAAATCATCCGACCCGATGGCAGACAAGCTCGAAAGCCCAATGATGAGGACACAGAATGTCACTCCTGAAACTACCACAAATTAAAGGCGAGCGTATCGGCTCAGTGCAATTCGATGCACGCCCTGACGCGCTCCAACGCTGGGAGCCAAGCATCCAAGCGGCTATCGATGGTGAAGCCAGTATCGGCATCTACGAGCAAATTGGCGAATCGTGGGATGGCTCTGGCATGACTGCCAAGCGCATGTCGGCCATCTTGCGCGGAATTGGCGCATCGCGTGACCTCACTGTCAACCTGAACTCCCCCGGAGGCGACTTCTTTGAGGGCGTGGCCATTTACAACCTACTGCGCCAGCACCAAGCCAAAGTCACTGTCAACGTCATGGGCTTGGCCGCAAGTGCTGCCAGCGTCATCGCTATGGCCGGTGACGAAATCAACATGGGCGAAGGCTCATTCCTGATGATCCACAACGCCTGGTGTGTTGCGATGGGCAACCGACACGACATGCTGGCCGCATCCGAACAACTCGCACCGTTTGACAACGCGATGGCCGAAGTCTATGCCGCCCGTGCTGGAATCACAGTAAAGGCCGCTGCCAAGCTCATGGATGCTGAAAGCTGGATCGGTGCAACCCAAGCCATCGAACAGGGCTTTGCCACCGGAATGATGGAAGCCACCGACATCAAGCAAGACGCCAGCAAAACCAGCGCCAGCGCGGTACGCCGCATCGAAGCCGCGCTACTTGCCAGCGGAATGCCTCGCAGCCAAGCGCAAAAAACCATATCTGAATTCAAGTCCGGCCTGAGTGATTCGGTCGGCAGCAGCCTGAGTGATTCGGCTGATCTTGCGGCATCTGTACGCGCCCTGATGCAAACCATCCAAGGCCCGCCAAAGTAGCCGCAATCGCCCGCCAACAACCGACCTTGAGTCGGTTTTTTTTCGTCCATTTTTAAGGAAATTACCATGACAACTGAGATTAAGTCCCTCATCGAGGGCGTAAACCAAGCCTTTGCCACCTTCAAGTCTGAAAACGACCAAGTCATTGCTGACCTCAAAAAAGGCCAAGCCGATGCGCTGCAAGCGTTGAAAGTTGACCGCATCAATGCTGACATCAGCAAGTTGCAAGACGCTGTTGACGAAGCCAACACCCGTATCGCCGCAGCACAACTCGCTGGCGTACCACAAGGTGGCCTGAAGGACAAGGAATACAGCGCGGCATTCACCACGCACATGAAGCGCGGCGAAATCAACGCTGCCCTGAACAAAGGCGTGGCCGGTGAAGGTGGTTATCTCGCTCCTACAGAGTGGGATCGCACCATCACTGACAAGCTGGTGCAAGTCTCCCCCATGCGCTCACTCGCATCGGTGCAAACCATCAGTACCGCTTCGTACAGCAAGCTGTTCAACAACCTTGGCACAGTCTCTGGCTGGGTTGGTGAGGCGGCTGCGCGGGGTATCACTGCCACGCCGACATTCGGCACACTGACCTACACCACGGGCGAGATTTACGCCAATCCTGCTGCCACACAAGGCATGTTGGATGATGCAGAAATCAACCTTGAGGCATGGTTGGCTGGTGAAGTACAGCAAGAGTTTGCGTATCAGGAAGGCGTGGCGTTCTTGTCTGGTGACGGCACCAACAAGCCCAACGGCATCCTGACCTACATCACTGGTGGGGCCAATGCTGCTGTGCATCCCTACGGCGCAATCACCACCGTCAACAGCGGTGCTGCTGCTGCGCTGACAACCGATGGTGTGTTGAGTCTGATCTACAACCTGCCAAGCGAATTCACCGGCAACGCACGCTTTGCCATGAACCCCGCTACGCTGGCTGCTGCACGCAAGCTAAAAGACACCACCAACCAGTACATCTGGCAACCCAGCTACGCTGCGGGCGAACCTTCTACTTTGGCCGGTTTCGCCGTGTCCGAAGTGGCTGGTATGCCCGACATCGCTGCTGCGGCCAAGGCTGTCCTGTTCGGTGACTTCAAGCAAACCTACTTGGTCATTGACCGGGTTGGCGTGCGCGTCATCCGTGACAACCTCACAAACAAGCCCTATGTCCACTTCTACACCACCAAGCGTGTCGGCGGCGGCTTGCTGAACCCACAGACGATGCGAGCCCTGAACATCGCTCTGTAAACCTGAAAGCCCCTTCACCGGGGCTTTTTCAATTGGTACTCCAAATGATCTTCACCAAAGACTTCAAAGGCGTCAAGGCTGGCGACATCTATCACACCGACTTCAAGCTGGGGGATGTCTGCCCACCTGAATTGCTCGATGCGGCCCTTGCTTGTGAAGTCGTCGAAGTGCTAACTGAAAAAGCCACAAAACGCAAAGCAAGCAAATAAATGGCACTCAAACTCATCACAGCCGCAACCGCGCTTGCCGTGTCCCTGGACGAAGCCAAGGAACACCTGCGCGTTACGTCGATTGATGAGGACGCACTGATCACTGCCATGATCACCGGCGCCACAGAGACAGCAGAACAGCTTACGGGTCGGGCCATCATGCCTCAGACGTGGGAACTCACCCTAGACTCATTCCCTGACGCGCTTGAGATCACTCGCGTCCCCGCAGCCAGCATCACATCGCTCACCTATTACGACGAAGCCGGGGTGTTGCAAACCCTTGCCAGCAACCTGTACGTCCTGGACAACGCCAACGACTTCGGGCTTGCGTATGTAGTACCGGCCTATGCTGAATCATGGCCGACCACACGCGAACAGATCAACGCTGTAAAGCTACGGTACACAGCCGGGTACGCTGATGCGGCATCTGTGCCTGAGTCCATCAAAGCATGGATAAAACTCACCGTTTCTTCTCAATATGAGAATCGTGAGGCCGAAGCCTACAGCAGTCGTGCCGTGTCCACCACCGTCAAGATGAGTTTTGTCGATGGTCTGCTGGATCGCTATCGGGTGTACGCATGAGTGCAGGTCAGCTTCGTATCTTGGTCAACCTGCAAACGCAAGTCGCCACGCAAGACTCTGTGGGTCAGCCATCGACATCATGGACAACCGTGGCGTCTGCATGGGCCGACATTCGTTACCAGAACGGCATGGAATCTATCAAATCCGGTGCAGATGTATCCATAGTGCGTGCCAGCATCAGAATGCGCCACAGGGCCGTTAATGCAGGCCAGCGCGTGGTGTACGGCACCACCGTATTCAACATCCTGGCAGTGCAGCCTGACGTGCGCAGTGCTTATGTGGATTTGGTGTGCGAGGTGGTCAATGCCCAAGTTAGCTGAGTTCAAAGTCAGCTTCAACTTGCCTGCTATTCAAAAGCAGACGGACTACCTTCGGCATCTCGTTGAA